GCTAAGTAAACACTTGCATTGATCTTTCTTATGCTTGTGTTGACGTTCTTCAACGCCGCTTGTGTTAGGTCTTTTGCCTTAATGGCAATGGTCATGTTTTGTTTAGACATTTTCTTCCTTACTTAGCAAGTTAAGATAAGCCATCCACTCGTTGTACTCGGACAGACTAATCTGCTCGATTTCACCGATGGTCTTGTGTAGCCGATCAGCTAACGCAAACATATTCCTGCGAAAGTGATCGGTCTTTAGTTTTTTGCTAATGCTTCCTGCGATTCGATGTCTGCAAACATTTGATTAGCTATTTCACTAATCACTGTTGTTTCTTCTTCCATTAAATCTTTGCGATCCTGTAAAGGCGCAAATATCTTCTTACCATCTTCATCTAAAGCCTTGATGATAATTAAATCGACCATAGCTTCTATCGTAGTGTTCTCTAAGAAGTTAGGGTGCTTTATCTGTAGCTTTTGTAGGTCAGCGCAAGTAATAGGCTTACAATACAATTTAAACGCCCCAGATTCGTCACCCCATTCTGGTACAACAACTTCTCTAGCTTCTACAGTGCGTCTTTGTCGCAACTCTTTAGCAAATCCCATGATTATTCCCCTGTGTTAATTATGGTGATGTAGTGGTAACTACCTTACCGTCTGCGCCAGTTGTGCCAGAAATCTGTATTGTAAAGCTAGCTTCAACCATGCCATCAAATGCCGCGCTGATTGATCTGCTCGTTACAATGCCAGAACCAGAGTAATATTCCTCTGTATTTGCAGTGCCAGTTGGGTAAATCTCAAAAAACACTGATTCACGCTCATCCATCGCTAATTGTTGTGCGTCTGCCTCATCCCAGTATGCCTCAATAGAAACCGTACCAGTTGCAAGACTTGGTAGATATGATCTTGCCACATCGCCCATAACTGTTTTATCAATAGTGTCAGCACTTGTTTCTATGCTGAATGATCTTACATTTCCAACTGCTTCTTCGTTATTATTGGCTGAACCAATTTTAACTACGCCGTTTTGTCCTGTTGCTATAGCCATTTTATTGCCTCGTTAATTTAAAGTGTGCCGCGAGTATAATTATAAAGAACTCTTAGCGTTATAATTACGCCCCCAACAGGGGCAATAGAACCTTCATCTGTTTCAATGCTTAGAATTTGCGTATCTAATGCGTTTAATCCGCGTGTTCTGTCCGCATCAATCTTTTCTTCAACAGCTTCAATAAGCAGATTCCTAGCTGTGTCTATCTTACTTCCTTTGACATAACAGATTAGGTCATAGTTTATTGTTGCCATTCTTTGCGATGACGAACCGCCAACACTACTGTCTGTGCGATCCTCATCTGCCGATCTGACAAGTATAGCAGGAAACTGAGCATTAGATAACTTTTCAAAATCAAACGGTTCTCTGGTTACATACTTGACCGCAATAGGCTGTGTAACCCCTTGCAGTGTAGCTACTAGATTGTCAGCTATCTTCTCTCTTACGCTCATACTTTCAGATTCCTTATAAAGAACTTAGCAAGTTCTCCTTTGTCTTTTCTGCTAAACCCAAAGAAAGGTCGGGTCTTTTGGTTAAACGCCGCTTTCTTAGATTCTGCCGCAGAACTAAAAAATATTGTCGCCTTTTCGCTACTGGCTTTTGTTCGTATTGACGCAAGCATTTGCCCTTTGTTAAATAACGTAGGCTTTCTTGTCTTGCCTCGCTTTGCTCTCCACTTTGCATAGCTTTCACTGTATGGCTTAAACGCGGCATCATCTATGTCTTTGCCTGCCGCAGTCTTGTTCAGTATTAGGCTTGCACCCTTTTGACCTGTACGCAGTAGCGCGTCTTTAATAGCCTTCTTAGGCTCATCACCATTAAGGGTCAGCTTAACTAGCTTTAAATTGTCGCGTATAGTGAAATCCACTATCTAGTCAACCTGCCAAAGTGATGCGCTTTTTTCTCTTTGTCCTGCACTGTGCCATCTTCATTCTTGTCATACTCAATGCCATCGCGCAGTAAGCATTCTAATTCTTCACCGTATCTCGACTTATAGAATTGGATCATGCTTTGAAATCTGTCGCCATCTACCCAGTTGGTCAACTGTGGTAGTGCGTATTTCCACAAAACAAGGTAAGTAGACAGTCTTGTAAACTGTGCGGTAGTCAGCAAAGTGCTATCCATTTCGCCTTCTATGCCCTTTCTTTCCCACCACTGTATTCGCAACTCGCGTCTTATGTCCTCTTGCGCTCTGTCATGCTCGTCACTAAATGTGTCAATGCCAAGCTGTAGTATATCTGGCACTATGTCCTGCAAGTCTTTGTCTGTTGAATATGCCATTACCATTTCACCTTATCTGCCCAGTAAGCCGCAGACATTTTGCCTTTGGCTATGTTCTTTGCATGACGCTTCTTAAACGCCCTGCGCTTTGCTTTGTCTGCTTCTGTTTCATTCTTTCTAGGTGGCTTGTTATCTGCGCCCTGCTGACCAAAGCGTATCAGCTTGATCTTGTCACCTTCTTTTGCCAAGACAGCGTGTGACTTGGTCTTATGTTTTGTGGTGCGTTTAGGCTTGTTGTAGCCCTCAAATCTTTCGCCGCGATATGTAATAGCCATATAAACTCCTGAAAGAAAGCCCCCACCGGAGTAGGGGCTAGGATCAAACACTATTAGTTAGTTTTGCCGTTTACTTCAACGCCAAAGCCATCTTCTAGTTCTGCAACGCCATAGTATGCAGTAGCAACTAATTCAGTCGCTCTAGCTGACGCATCGCGTTGTTCTTCGATAACGAAGTCACGCTTCAGTGCCATTGCTAGTGCTTCTGGTGCGAACACTGCGCCAACAGCCGCATTGCTTGCAATAGCTACACCTGAATGCTCATATACGTTACAACCTGCAATGCTACCGATAAAGCCACGAACCATAGCTTCGTTTGCAACATCGTTGCTAAACGCATTAGTGCCAGTTAGTGCTGTCTTTAGGTGATAGGCTTGCAATGGGTTAAGAACACAAGCTAGTTCGCCTGTGTAGGCATTGTTGCGGATTTTAGCAACTGCTTCAAAAATGTCATCAACACCTAGTGCCGCGTCAGCCGCGCCAACAGTTTGTGAGAAATCGCCAAACTTACTAATGATGTCAGCGTCAATTTTCTTAGCGATAGCATTACCAAGAACAGTACCAACTTCTGCCGCTACGTTTCCTTGACCGCCCATAGTAGAAAGATCAGAAAGTAGTACAGATGCGCCAACAGTTTTGATAGCTACGTCAGTTGAAGTAGTTTGCAAAGCCGCCGCAGTTAGGTCTGTTTCTTCTGCGATGTCAGCCGCAGTGATAGTGCCATACTTAGGAATCTGGATAGTAGTTCCAGAAATGTTAGCGATGTCATAAGTCTTAACAAGACCTGTCATCAATGAACCTTCTTCGGCAGTGAATCGTGCTTGCGCTACGATGTTGCTAAATAGGTTGCTCATGTTTTCGGTAGTAGTTTCGCCTACCGTTACTGATTTTGAAATTGTAATAGCCATTTTAAAAAGTCCTTAAAAATAAAGATGAAATAATCTAGCCACGACCTTTCATCATCTTGCGATACATTTCC